TGCTGTGATCACGATAAAGGATTTATAGCGGCAGACACGCCCAACTTCGACGACGATATTGCCCGCATTGCCAAAGACCTGTTCGATGGTAAGCATAATGGCGTGGTTGACATTCCACTTATGAAGAAAACCGCAGAGTTTCTTCGCAAAGGAATAATGTCAGGTTATACAAACAGTAAGCCAAATGAAGCTGAACAACAGCTTCGCAAAACCACCGACAAGAACATCTACGTATTCTCAGGATTTAAAACATACCAGCAATTGCAGGACATGAGCGCAAAGCTGCGCGACGAAAATGGCAATCTGCGTAACCGTGCTGATTTCTTTAAAGAGGTTTTAAAGGTTGATAATACTTATAATAAAGTTTACCTGCGCCCTGAATACGAGCATGCTGTTACCTGTGGACAGATGATAGACTTATGGGCAGACTTTCAGCGAAATAAAGATGTGCTGGGTATTCTTCAGTTCGATGCAGTAGGTGATAACCGAACTACGCCCATCTGCCTCTCGCTGGATGGATTTACAGCACGGGTTGATGACCCTGCCTGGCTTACAATATTTCTTCCTCTTCATTTTGGTGAACGCTCCACCATTCGGGCTGTTGCAAGCGCTGCATTAACTGATCAGTCAAAGATAAATTTCCCTGACGTTCAGCCTATGTTTAAAAATAACGTCGGTATAAGCGGTATCGTATTTCCTGAATCTCATCCATACTACGAAGCATCAAAGGCCGACAGCAAGGAAATACTTAAAAGCGTCGACAAGGTTTACCAAAGCCCGGCAGATACAAAGGTTGTGTATAGCAAAAATGGAAAGGAGTTATCTGTTAACTCCCTGCATAATAAGTTTGAGTTGAAGGAGAACACGCGCTTTGGCAAGATCATAGTTGACAACGGCCATGATGTGGAACTACCCGCATACAGCTTTGAACCCAATGTAAAAAACCCCGATGCAATTATCGACAAAACCGTTAAAGCAGATTTTAAGGGTATGGAAGAGCCAAGCAGAAATGCTGCATTTCAGGCTATCCGTAGGGCTGGTAAGCAGGATGTTGCTATTTGTGTGCTTGAGCCTTTACCAGCTCTCTCGGTACATGATCTGAAGGAAGCTATTGTTAATGCTTTGGGCAATTCCAGCCGCCGTAAATCTATCACAGAGCTTTGGCTGGTGTATAAGAAAGAGGTTGTTAAAATAACCCGAAAAGAAATTTACGATATGACTTTTGTGGGCAAATTGAAATAAACAAAAAAGCCTCTCATTGCTGAAAGGCTTTTTTGCTTGGGGTTGGCGGCGTGGCCGCTAACCGGTACAAATATAACTAAAAAATGAGCGCCATGCAAACAGGCGATGATTTGGCAAAACAGTTCGAGCAGTTTACCGGGCGCACCCGGCAAGCCCTAACAAGGTTGCCCCTATTGGTTGCAAATGAGGCTAAGAATTTTTCGCTCGACAGGTTTAAGGCGCAGAATTGGATTGATGAGCGGACCGAATCTTGGAAGAAAAGAAAGCCCGGAAGTAAGCGCGACGCTGGAAGGAATCTTTTAATAGACACCGGCAAGGGCAGGAGAGCCATAAGGATAATCAGGGCGGATTGGGGCCTTATACGGGTAGGTATTGATGAGCCGGAGATCGAAAAGTATATGAGCGTACACAACAATGGGTTCAGGGGGATTGTGCAGGTTAAAGAGCAGTCCAGAATTGCCAGCCGAAAAGTAGCAACCCGGTTCGGTAAAAATGGCCGGGGGCTTAAATCCGGCCAAATAAAGATTCGCGGTAGGGGTCACCAAGTGAAACCCCATACACGCAAAGTAAACATCCCACAGAGGAGATTTATAGGCAATAGCCACTATTTGAACTTAAGGATTAACAGAACCATTATTAACCAATTAAACAAGATTTAAAAATGTTACAAAATCAGGATTGGACAGAAGCTTTCAAAGAGTTTTGCTTGATTGTAAAACCCGAAAACCCTGAAGATGCCTTAAAAGGCATTCCTGAAATAAGGCATCAGGATTTATGGCACAACCAAACAGAACATCTCGATGAAGAATATCCTTGGGCTTCCGATACCATCTTCTACAATTTTAAATGCCGCCAAATACGCACAGTAGGGCTGAACGTTCAGGAATGCCTCTTTGAGGTCGATATAATCTACGTTCTTGATACAATTGCCGACACGTACCATAAAAGCGATAACCAGGCGAAGGCGTTGTTGTTTATGGAACGTTGTAAACGTATCCACCATTTGTTTCAGGGGCGCAGTGGGGAAAACTTCAGCGCCATGAATCGCACTAACATTTACCCGATCCCGGCAGCGCCGGAGCTGATAGTAATGGCCCAAACCTATGAGACAATAATAATGGATTATACAGGCATGAGGGAAAAGGGTGAAGCTACAATTTCTTCGGCTACAATAAATGGAGATCAGTCACCCAATACGCCTGCCGACTGGCAGTTGTTTAAAATGAACAACGATAAGGACTTATAAATTCCAGTTTAATCGGGGGTATTTTTTAGACAGTTCCTTTAGGCTCGGCTTTGCTTTCATAACATCGGCGAGAAGCTTGTTGTTTTCAGAAATAATATTGATAAGCGTTGGCTGCATAAGGTAGATGTCCTGTTCAAGCTCTTCAAGACACTTTTCGTAACGATAGAATTTTATTTCGCTCCAAAAATAATACCTGTAAACGATCATTTCATTTCGGGCAGGATTGTAGAAGTTACGGGGATGCTGCTGATTGGTTGTTTCAGCCGGGTTATATCCGAAAAAATCGTTGTATAGAGATTGTTGGCCTCTCATGGTGTGTGCTTACAAAGATAAAAGCAAATCGAAATACCTGCTGTACAAACAATTAACACGAAAAAGCCCCGGTTTGTCCGGGGCTTTACTTTGATTTAAAATAGTTATCGGTGGCCGCTCTTTTTAGCTATTAAGGCTAACGGGTCCTTTTAACTTCAATATAGCTTTTATTCCCTTCAAGGTATAAGTTGCTATTATCTGCGAGCAGTTTTGTTTCTGCCACTAAACCCGTTTTGTTTTCATCTAATTTCAACTTCGTGTTCCAGTAGTTCAGGTAGAAGTCGATGAGCTTTTGCTTGTCGCCGGTTATCTTGCAATCACGGATCACAAAGTCTGAGCCTACAGTATTTACTCCAAAAGTGAAGATTAACTCCTTTTGGGGCGCATTAATAGCCGACTTCTCTTTGAATCTAAGCACAACGTTATCGCCATTTACATCGTCAGCATCCGGGAACATATTGAGGTATTTCGATATATATTTTTGAATCCGGCTGCTTACAAAATTATATTTCATATCGCTGAACTGCGTAAGTTGGCCGTGTTTAGCAAGCGCCCCCATTTCGGCGGCTTGTTTAAAATCGTCGTTCTTTTGGCCTATTGCTAAGGGTTGTCTGGTCGGACTCGTAGTTCGGGTTGCTGTTGCTTTAAATTGTTGGTGTGCATTGCAGGAATCAATAAGTGAATTAAGATAGATGCATTCATGGCAAATTTGCTGGGCATATTGATATTGAGAAGCCGCCTTGCTATACTTTTTATTGGCATAAGCCAAATCGCCCTCCTTTTTGTAGCCGTCAAATAGGGCTTTATCGGTTGCGTTTAGCTTGTTTTCCTGTGCGCTGGCTTGCAGTGAGAATAGTGCCAGCAATAAAATAAGGTTTTTCATAGTGTGTTTTTGGTTTTATAAATATACGAATTTTCAACGCTGAATTAATACCTTACGTCTCCTGGTGCCAACCCTCTCAATCATTATTTCATTATTCCGGGGCTCGATTTGATTACCAAGCAAGTCTGTGTAAACCGGTTTTAGTTGCACCGGCGGGATCTCGTTTATTCCGACCGGCGTATCGGAGTGGGCACAGGCTACTGCTGTAATGCTTATTACTGCCGTATTGGTGCAGGTTAAGCCGTTGGGGTAGGTAACTGAGCCGGTTAGGGTATAATTGGTTATTCCAACCAGGCCGGGGGTATAAAGAATGGTCGGCGAAACCACCGTTAAAGTGCCTTGAACGTTCCAGCTATAAGCTTGTGCGCCGGTGGCATGCATTACAAACCAGCCACAAAAGGATGTGTCAAGTTTATAGGTTCCGGGAGCGCAAACACTATGGCAGCTTGTGGAAATATTAACCTGTGGCGGGTTGTCCCGGCAGTTTTGAGCTTTTCCGAAAAACAAAGCGATTAAAAGTATGGCTGTGGCCGCCCTGCGGTTAAACCTGTGCTTTGGCCCCTGTATATCCGTTTCAATTTTCTCAATCGGGTACTTAATGGTTAAGTAGCCGCTGGCTGTATGTTTGGTTTCAATTATTACATATTCGCCAACTGCCAACTGCTCGTTAACTACCTGCGATTTGCACCAGGTCGAAGCCTGAAAAGGCTGGCAATCTACTACCTTTTTGTTTTCGTCAAGCTCCCATGTCAGGAAGTCCTGCCCGTGATCTTCAAATGTTATCAGAGTGTTCATGCTTGTGGATTTAAAAGTGATTTAAATTTGAGGTAATAATCAGCGGCTTCTTTCTCGCTGTAGCTGTTCATTCTGTCGGCAGCTTCCGACCGGCTCTTGTACCCGCTGAATTTGGCCGAGAACTCGTTGCCTTCAATATTGAACTTGAGTGTAATTTGAAAATCGCTTTTCTCACCCTCGTCATAAACGTTCTCAGTTATAAACAGCAGCGCCCTTTCGTTTACTTCAGGCATTTCAACGATCCTGCAAAAGTCATTCACACATGGGCGGCATGCGTGTACGGCTGCAATATCCCTGAGCTGCCTAAGCTTGTCAAAGGCATTGGGTAAATCTTTTTGTGAATCTGTTATTACTATCAGGTTATTAATCGCATCTTTTGTGCCCTCGTATAGGTCGCTAATCTGATCGATCACCTGGTTTCTTGATTGTGTATTCATTATTTTCTCTGTTCGGTTCCCCGTTCCCGGTTTTATGTAAAAATAAATGCCTTGTCTTGTTTGATGATTGTAGTAGTGATCGGAAACTTATCTTCAGGCACTTGCTGGATTGTTTTCATTAGTACGCCCGAAGAACACCAGGTAACTCGCGTTTGCCCGTCAACTTCAATTTGAAGATCAAGCCTGTCTCCTTTTTGTTGGAATTTAGAAGGGCCGATTTTGAAACGGTGTATCTTAATTTCCTTGTTAAGAATATCCATAAAGTCAATCCTGTTGCCTTCCAAAGAATTTCGTACAGGCTTTATTCCCAATTCGCTGAATTTTGTCATAGATAATTTTTTAAGTAGGTTTTTTGAATTACAATGTTTTGCCCAGCCATAATAAGCCGAGATTGATTTATGTCGTCGGGCCGATACAGCCCTTGCCATACTGCGCTTTATACTTGGTCGTAGCAGAGTGTAACCGGGGTAATGGACATAGCCAACAAAGTTTATTCCTAAAGATGATGGAAACACGCTGTAATTTGGCTTTACAGACAGTTTAAGGCGGTCGGAAAGGTATTTGATCACTTTATCACACAACTCATGCAGGTAAGGTTTATTTGGAGCCAGGAACACAAGGTCGTCGCAATACCTGTAGTAATATTGCACCTTTAAATCCTCTTTAAGCCAATGATCGAAATAGGTTAAATAGAAGTTGGCAAAATACTGGCTTAGATAATTCCCTATCGGAAGACCTGTGGCGCTGTCAATGATCTCGTCCATTAACCATAAAAGATCATTATCCTTAATCTTACGCCTTAAAAGGGATTTCAGAATGGTATGATCTATCGTTGGGTAAAACTTCCGTACATCCAGCTTTAAACAGTATTTACTTGCCGGTTTATCTTTTAACGCATCACGCATGGCATAAGAAGCGCCGTGTATGCCTTTGCCCTTTATACAACTATATGTATCTGCTGTGAAGGTCGATATGAATATCGGCTCCATAACGTTCATAATAGCATGGTGCGTTATTCGGTCGGGGAAGTAAGGGAGGCGATGCACCTCCCGCTCCTTTGGCTCATAAACCTTAAAAATCGTGTAGTCGGATGTTCTGTAGTTCCTGTTGAGTAATGATTCATGCAGCAAGAATAAATTAGCTTCGCTGTCCTTGCTAAACTGGATAACACCCGGCTGCCAGCTCTTGCCTTTTCGGGCTTTCTTGTCAGCCAGTCGCAGATTATCCATGCTGCATATTTGTTGATATAGATTTCCGAACCTTTTCATTTTCCTTTGCTGTGCCGAAGGTCACTTTCTCACGCCTTGGCGTGATACCAGCGCCCTTCTTTTGTTATCCCTTTCGGGCCTGTTATGTTTTGCCGCTTGTCTGGCAAGGTCTGTGCTGTGAATAGTTCCTCGCATAGGTGCGAGCTGACATTCGTATTCGAGTTCGAATCATCGTAGTTCGAGTTATCGAAGCGGAAGCCCGCTCAACAGCACACCACCCTTAATGCACTACTGACCGAAGTAATGCTCCTTGTGCAGTTCCAAAAACTGAATGCCCAAATGATTCGCCTCCTCTTCTGAACCCACATAATGGCAAAGGCGCGAGCCGACAGACGTACGCGAGCGCGAACCATCGTAGAGCGAGTAATCGAAGCGGAAGCCCGCCTCATCCATAATAAAGAATGGCCTCCATTTCTTTTGGTTTTTGTCTTTAAAGTCCGGTTTAAATCCGCTCAGTTTGTTTGCCGCATTAAAAATGTCCGTTATCTTTTGGTCAGTGGTCGCTGATTGATTTGGTTCTTTGCCTAAAACCTTACAGGCATCAATGTGGTTATTCACTTCTTTAAAGTGAATAAACGCTCCCTTCACTGCTCTCCGCTTATTGAAACATTTTTCGTGCATGTCTAAAAATTCTGTCGCGAAATAGTCAGAGGCTTCTTTGCTTCGAAAATATTGGCAAAGGCGCGAGCCGACACCCGCATTCGAGAACGAATCAACGGAGTACGAGCGATCGAAGCGGAAGCCCGCTTCATCCACGACAAATATTGGTCTCCATTTCTTTTGATTTTTATCTTTAAAGTCGGCAATATAATCGCCGTCTATTAGATTGATTGCATCTGCCATATCATCCAGCTGATCGTGAATGTTCATACTTTCTTCAGGGGATTTTCCTAAAATTTTACAGGCCGTTTCGTGTGAGTTAATGTCTTTGAAATTCATGCGATTTATTTTTGTTTGTAATAAGCCTTTTTATGCAGGGCTACATGCTGCTTTCCGAAAAAGTCGGAAATACCTTTATTGCGGAACCTTAAGCAAAGGCGCGAGCCGACATACGCAATCGAGTCCGAAGCATCGCAGCTCGAGCTAACGAAGCGGAAGCCCGCTGCATCTACAATAAAGTAAGGTGTCCACTTTTCTTGATCGGACTTTTTAAACGACGGTTTAAACTTGTCCAGCTTGTTCATTGCATTAGCAATGTCGTCCTGCTGGTCATGTACGCTGCTAACCTTCTTAGGGTCTTTGCCCAACACCTTACACGCTATCGCGTGAGTTTTTACGTCGAACGGTGATGTGATTTGTTTTTTCATTTGTTTGTGTGTTCGGCTCCCCGTCCCCGGTTTTTTTAGTTATTATTTTAATCAATTCTTCAAGGTCTCGGCATTTAACATCATATATCATGGAGCCAACGTTTTGGTTCTCCGGGTTACTCGCCTGTCCCCATTCGGCTTCTTCTTCTTCATTCATTGGGTAAATCGGCCTTTAGTTGTTCATAATAGTTGTGGTTCTCTGCTTCAAGATTTAGCGCTGTTTGTGCCATAGCTATGTATGCAGCCATTGGCAGCTGTCTTATTTTTAAACCTTCAAGTTGCTCAGGGTACTCGTCAAAGTTGCCGCCTTTGTCATCGCTCAGTTTCAGCTTGCTGGCTACTATGGTGCCAAGCTGCTTAAAGAACACTGCTGTTTCGGCAGCCTTCAATAGTTCAACGGTAAGCTGAACTGTTTTGAGATTAAGCTCCCTTGCATCTTTTTTAAAACCACTTTCGCCACCTATAATAACCCAATCAGGCTTCCATTCCATGCGAACATACTCAAGCATTGGCTCCATGCTAAAGAACTTTACTTTGGCTTTAATTAATTTTAAAAATGGGGCCCGTTCATCATAACGCCTTTGATTTTCGATGCTCACACCCAACCAAACATTGTCGTAACCATCCCCCCAATCGGAGGGAAGGAATCGCACATAGTTCTCGGGGCGCTTGGTTAAGAAAAGGAAATCCAACCAGGTACATTTCCTGACCAAAGCGTAAAACTCTTCTCGCCACCCCTGCGGTATTAGCAAGCTGTCCTCCATTATATCGGATAGCGAAAAGCAGAATACCCGGCGGCGCTGTCTATCCTTTTCAGCCTTCCTGTTCCAGCGAATTAGCTTATTCCAGTTATCCTGCACGGTCTTGTATCTGGTTCCTTTATTCCCCCATTCGGCAATGCTGTAGCGTTTGGCATATTGCTCCGCATAGCAAAACTTGCAAGCTTCGCTTACCTTCTCGCAACCTATCCACGCATTAAAGGTGTAGTGAGCCCATTGTATTTTTGTGTTTTCTCCCATAGCATATTTTTTAAGCTGCGTCTAAACTTTCAGCGACCCGCTCCACCAGCCACTCCATAGCGGGTGGCGTAACAGCGTTACCGCATTGTTTTACTTTATCTTTCTCTGTACCGAGAACCACATAATTTTTATCGAAAGCCATTGCAAGCTTTACCTCTTCACTTGAGATCATTCGGTAAAAGCAATCCTCCAACACTGGCTTTTGAAATGTTACC